CTGAAGACTTTGTCGCAGTGGATATGCCCGCAAAAGATGGCGATGATTTTGTCCACTACGGAGGAAGACAGCCCGGAAAGCAAAGTGTCGAGTTTTGTTCCTTCCGTGCCTACGACTTGGCTCGTTCCGTCCGGCTCGTAGTAGGCATGCATGATTATCACAATGTGGTAATCTTCATAGAGGCTCGTGATTTCAGCCGAAAGCCATGCCAACTGATTGTCGCTGATGGTGTAGTCGGTCGTGTCAAGAATGATGTATGCGATGCTGTCGCTCTCGTTGATGTATGAGTAGTATGTTTTGCTCCCAGTATTGGCGATGGGGTTTGCTTTCCTCGTGATAACTCCATACCTCTGGTCGGCATACATTCTTTCCGCTGTCGTTGCGCTTGTGCTCTCCCCGTTGTCGTCATGATTCCCGCACGCCGTCAGCATGTTGTCGAACTCATTGAGGAATGAGTTCATGGTGGCGATTGCCTCCGCTTTGTTTGCGTAGTAATTGATGAGGTCACCACCGCAAAACACTTTCTTTACGCTTGAACTGTTGCAGACTTTTCGAATGAGTGACGGGCTGTTTTTTGCGTTGCTCTCCCAGTGGATGTCCGTGATAAAAGCGAAACTGTCGCCGATGGGGTGAGCATCGTCCATCCCCTGTACTACTGGGATTTTAGTCGCCATGTAGGACTTCCAGTACCCGGGGAGGACTCGTTCTCCATCGAGCAATTCCTGTACGGCATCCGTTAGGCCTTCATTCGTCATGTTGTTGAAGCAGTAGGGCGTAAACACTTTGCTTATAGTGTTCCCGGACTGGTCGCCGATACGAAATCGGAACGAAAACCCAACTATTGAATCATCGTCTGGAACTGTGAAGTCGCCCTCGGTGTATGTGAGCAAGAGAACAGTCCACGAGGTCGTGTAGTATTGAATCTCACCACGAATTATGGTGTCGTTTACTACGAGATGGTATGTCCTGCCCTTTTCTATCCACGACGGGAACGAACTGGACGAGTGCCAAAGCGGGAAGAACAAAGCATCACTTGTGGCAGTCCCGTCCACCTTGACGCTCCCATCCGGTTGCGGATTGAACCTAATGCCGGAAGACTGGTATCTCTCCATGCCCGCATCGTTGATAATGTTGTATGCGTTCCCGACTTTTAGCGTATTGTTGATGTTCGTAATCTTCGCCCCGGTCATTCCTGCGTCGGCCGCTTTCCCCGTCACGGAGACAGTCCCATCAGTGTCGGCGTAAGTCACATAAGTGAGGACATCCGCCGGGACATCGCTCGGTGTGATTGTCCCGTCGCCTGTGTATGCCACAGAGAACCGATAATATTTCCCAATCGGAGCAGAAAGGATGAAGATCCCTGTGTTCCACGAAGACCCGGATGTATAGCCCGCTGTTCCGGCCTCTGTGTATTCCCTGTAGGTCACCTTGAAGCCACTTTTCACAGTCAGAATAACCTTGAAGGCTGTGCTGAAACTTATATAGATGTCTGTCCTACACCTTGTCGTTGCACTCTGTGACGCCCCTGTTGATGAGGAAAGGCCACCTTGCACCCAATCAGTTACGGAAGAAGACCCAACGACCAGAGCGATGTCGAGGTCGGAGGTAGATTTGTTCCCCGTCAGCGTGATGCCGTTAATCTGTGGGAGATTCTGGAGCATTTGATAATCGTCTGTGAGGGAACCCGGCGTAGCCGCCACATTAGCAGTGATTTCGACATCCCCGTCAACTTCTGCGAGAAACTCCGGCATTACGAAATCACTCCTTCCTTGATTATGGCGTCCGTCTCCACGATGGCAATTTTGGTCGCCATGGCCACGCCATCGGTAATCCAGCGGAGCTGAATCTGCGTCCATCGCCCGGCCTCAAGCAAGAGCGTCTGTGCCTGTGTCAGAACCGCCGTCGCCTGATTCCCAGACAGGGTCAGAGAACCGATGGCGATGTCGAACAGGTCTCTGCCGTTCTGCCCGAAGCTCATGTAGGCCACGGATGCCCCGCTCAAGTCGACATAGGGCGTGAGCGTCAGCGTGACGGTCGGAGTTGTTCCTCTTATCATGGTTTTTTCCCCCTTTAGATCTCGCCGCTTTCAGAAGCCACTTTGTCGATGACCTGCCTGATGGCATCGGACAAGTCGGGCTTCACTGCGCCGACGGTGATTTTCTCGTACCTCTCTGTGAGGCAGTTAAACTTATAGGCCACAGCCCGCGCCGATGCGCTCACGCCGAGGGCTTCGTACTTGATGGTCAAAGTATCGCCGAGGTGTACGACCTCTTTCGCTGTGTCTGCCAGCTCCAGCGTTTGCCACAGAGGCACAAAGTCCACGTCCAGGCTGACCTTCGGATTTGAAGATATGTTCGACAGGTACGCCTGTCCGGCTGTGCGGAGCTCTGCTTCGGTCGGTGCGCCTGTGGGGAACTTGTCCGTCAAGTCCACCGGCTTGTACACGTCCCAGATGGACGTGCTCTGCTTAAACAGAACCTGCTCCGGCAGAGCCACGAGGCCGTTGTCCTCCGTGTAGTAGTACGGGTAGATGGCCTTGACCATCTGGGAGCCGTCCTCGTCCTGGCGTAGGGTCTTCATGTTCTTCCCGTACTCTATGGTCGCTCCGTTGTTCGAGCCGAGCCGGAGCTTCAGCGTCACGGTGTAGTTGTCGAAATCGAACTCCCCTCCGTACACGTCCAGAAGGCTCCCCTGTTGTCCGGCCATTATCGCCCATATTGTGTTCGGCACGGTCACGGTGAACTCGGAGGAGGTTGTCCTGGTCGTGGTGAAGGTGAAGTACGAAGACGGAAGCGAGTTGCTGATGATCCCCGCGAGTGCGTTCTGGATGCCAGAGGCTGTAAAAGGTTCACAGATGATGCCGTCCAGGTCGTAGGAGATGTGCCTCGCGTAGATCGTCACGATGCCGTTCAGAGGCTTCGTGATCATGTAGACCCGGAACATCTGCCGGTCTGTGTAATCGTCGGGGCTGACGTACAAAATAGACCTCAATGCTATCTCGTCGTATAGCTTGCCGGTGATCGGGTACTGCATGGTCAGCTCGTACATCCCGTTGATCTCCCGCTCGACATAACAGGAGATGGTGTCCACCAGTTCCCTCTGCTGGTTCGGTATGTAGGTAACGGCTGGAGGCGTGCTGTAGTCGCCGTCAGGAAAAAGCCACGGATTCATAGCCGCCACCACTTCGGATACAGCCAGAGGTACATCGTATCCCCCGTGTAGGAGATCGTCGTTTCCGGAGGCAGGAGCTCGAAGAACTCTCCGGAGCAATACTGCGATACGTCTGTAACAACGCCTCCGCTTTTTGTCATCGTGATGGTCTTGTTCTCGCTGTTGATGAGGAAGAACATATTGTCTCCCGACGCATACGGGAGATTAGTATAGGTCATCGTGTGGTCTCCGATGGTCACGGAACCGCTCTTGTTCCCGTAGCTCCGAATGTCAAGATATACCCGCACTGACGGCTGTGAATAAGAAACAAGCGGGATGTTCTCCAGTGTGTATGGCGATCCAATAATCTGAATACTCGTCGGAAAAAGGTCGCTGTCCTGGAGCAGGAAGAACTGGGGCCAGCAGTCGAAGGTCAGGTCAAACTGTGCGCTTCTGTTGTACGGCCCAGGCTTCGGCTTGATGCCTCCGTAGAGCCTGCCCATTCTGTACCCGTTCGGGTGGTAGGTGTCCTCAAGCCTCAAGTAGCCGAGCTTCGGCATTATGGCATTTTTGAAGGCGTCGAAGTCCTTCGAGAAATCCCCGGACATGAAGCACGGATACGTTATCTGCACGTTCTTCCATCTGCCGTTGTCGTATGTCAGCGTGCCGTTCCTTCCGGGCACCTCGACCACCGTGACGTCTCTCTCCGGCGTGTTGAAGGTGGCCTCCCCCGAAATCCATACTCCGTAGTCGCTCGACTTTATATTGTCGAATTTGAACCATTCCCAATGGCTCATGCCAGTGCCGCCTCCCTCCGCTGAATCTCGAACGTGAGCCTCTCGGAGATTGCTTCTGCAAGCTCGTCCACGCTCTGTCCGGCCGATCCGTTTACTGTGATGTCGATGTCGTAGGTGTTTACTCCACCGCCTGCGCTTCTGACCGCGTTCGTGATCATCTGCTGCATCATGTTCTGCCCGATGACTATCTCACCGCCGGAGCCGTCTCCGAACCCCTTCAGACCGGAGGACGTTCCGAGCACGGTCGGAGAAGTGAACATGATCGGCTGGTTGTACGCCTTCTTGTACCAGTCAATGGTGATCCTCGGCACGCTCGGAGGCGACAGGGAGAAGCTGCCGGTGATCTTGAAGTGTGGCAGTTTGATCTTCGGCAGGCTCCAGCTGAAGTTGAAGAAGGATTTGATCTTGTCGATGGCGTTCTTCACGAAGTCTTTGATGCTGTTAAAAACGCTGACGAACTTGTCCTTTATGCTCTGCAGTTTGTTCTGCACCGTCGTCAGAGCCTCGCCCAGCTTCCCGCCGGTGGCGTTGTTGATGGCCTGGAAGGCGTTTGACCACATCGTCTTGTAGCCTTCGGTGAAGGTCTGCATGATGCCCTTAATACCGCCACCGTTCTCCTGGACTTTCTGCTTGATGGCGTTCCAGGCTGTCGAGGTGGTGTCTCGGATCATGTTCCACTTGTCCACCACGTTCTGCTTCACGGACTCGGCCACGTTGCTCACGGTGCTCTTCACGTTGTCCCAGGCTTCCTTCGTCCACTCTTTCACGTTGTTCCAGGCGTTGGAGACCCAGTTCCCGACCTTCTCTGCCGCATTCTTCACGGCGGTGGTGACTTTAGTCCAGACACCGGAGAACCACTCCGTAATAGCCCCCCAGTTCTTGATGACCAGGATCACCGCTGCGATGGCAGCTGCCACGGCTGCTATGATCAGAAGCACCGGGCCGAGCGCAATGTTCAGTGCACCCACCACAGTGGCGAGAGATCCGATCAGAGTGATCATCGGCCCCAGAGCGGCCACGATGCCTCCAACGATGAGGATGGCGTTCTGCATCTGCGGAGAAAGTCCGCTCCACCAGTCCGCTGCCTTCTTGATGAACTCTGCCACTTTCTCGATGGCCGGTGCCAGAGCCTCCAGGAGCGTGCCTCCGACCTCCGAGCCGGTGATCTTCAGCTGATTCAGGAGCATGGTGAACTTGTCCGTCGGGTCGAGCATATCGTTGAAGGTGTCATCCACAGAGCCCATAGAAGACGCAACCACGCGGGCGAAGTCCGTCAAGGAGATCCTGCCCTCCCGGATGGCATCGGCCAGCTGCGGGCCTGCCTTGTTCCCGAAGAGCTCCATTGCTTCCTGGTATGCTTCCGTGTCGCTTTCTCCGTTGGCCAGTGTGTCGCTCAATTCCTTCAAAGCCTGGTCGAGCGGTTTGCCTTCCTTCGTGGCGTTCTGCAGAGCCTTCTTCAGCCCGGCCATCGTTGAGGACGAGTCCACGCCGTTTTTATCCAGCTGACCGAGGAACCCGGCAGCCGTGTACACGCTCATGCCCATCTCGTCAAAGATGAGCTTGTTGTCCGCAATTCCTGCAGCCAGGGTGTCGACACTCGCGCCGGTGTCCTGGGAGACCTGTGCCAGCACGTCAAGCAGTTTTCCTGTCTCCTCCGTGGAGAGGCCCCAGGCGGCCATCGCGTGCTGTGTGCTGTCAATGGCGTCCACCACGTCCGCGCCGGTGATCTTTGCGAATTTCAGATACTTTGCGGACAGCTCCTCCGCTTTCTCGCCGGAAACGTCAAACCTTGTGTTGACCTCTCCAACCGCTTTCGCGGATTCCTCCAGGGAGACAGGGAGCGTCGTTGCCAGGTCTTTTGCTACATTCTCCAGGCCCTTCAGCTCGTCGCCTGTCTTGCCGGTCATCTTGATGAGCTCGTCCATCGCGTTGTCAACTTCGGTGAACGCCTTCACTGCCAAACCGCCCAGAGCGGTGATCGGAGCTGTGACATACTTCGACATACTCGTGCCAAAGTCCTTCATCTTCCCTCCGGCGTCCTGGAGTTTCTTCCCCACGTCGTCGAGATTGTCGCTGAGCTGTGCCCATTTTGACTTTCCGAGCTCCGCGTTTACTTCCCTCAGCTCGGCTTCCATCTTGTTGAGAGCCGTCTCCGCTTTCGCCAGTTTTTCGCGTGCATTTGAAACGGCTGCTCCGTGTCCGTCGTGGGCCTTGGAGACTTCTTCGAGGTTCTTCTTCAGCTCCGCGATGTACTTCTTCTGGTTCTCGACCTCTTTGTCTAAGATCTCGGCCTTCTTTGCAGCCTTCTCCTGTGAGGATGCGTTCTTGTCAAACGCGGACTCCGTGGCCTTCAGCTCTGCAGAGAGGGCCTTCTGCTCCGCGATTATGTCCTTTATTTTCTTCTGAAACTCGGCTTCCCCGGACAGGCTGATTTTTACTCCAACGTCAGTAGCCAAGCGATCACCTCATCTTCATTGCTTCGTCAAAATCTGTTATTCTTTGTTTCTTCGGCACAGCGTGGCCCTCATAGATTGAAAGACAGGCGATCATGTCCATCATCTCTCCGTAGAGCGTGTCCAAGATCTCCTGTCTTTCCATTCCCAGTTTTCTGCCGTAGAACAGATACCACGACAGGTTGAGCTTTATTCGCTGGCCGCCTCCCCGTTTTTTCCCCTGGGAGCCTCTGCCTCGACGGTCGTCTTGCCGTCTTCCATGTATGCCTTCGCGCCCTCGTTCACGAGCTCCATGAGGACGTCCTCCGTCACGTCAAGGAGTTCTTCCCGCGTGATGGGGTTCGGTATATACCCAGGCTCTTCTCTCTTCCTGTGAAGCTCGTAGGCCTCCGAGAGCGCGACTATAAAAGCGATTGCCGTCTCCAGTCCGGTGACGATGTCGCCGGTCAGTGCTTCGCCCAGCTTGCTGGGGTCGTGGTTCGGGCAGGCTTCGGCGATCTTGGTCGTTGCAAACACAGACCGCCGGAAGCCCACTTCTCTTCCGTTTAGTTCCATCTTGTTCTCCTTTCGTTATCAGGTCGCTCCGAGAGCCTTCAGGACAGCCGTCTCTGCAGCTGCCTCGGTGGTCATTCCTGAGCCGATCATCTTCCATGCGTGGTTCGCGCTGTCGTCTCTCATGATCGTTGCCTCCAGGCTCTGGGTCTGCCAGTCGATGTTCTCTTCCTGTGTCGCTGCGGTGATCTCCGGGTCGTTGAACTTGACCTTCTTCAGTACGATGGGTACGAAGCTGGACACGCCGTCCTCCATGTAGCGGGCTACAAAGCCTACGCCCACATACGGGACGGAAGCCTGGTCGTCGTAGATGTCCCACTGTACTGTCACGCCGGTGCTCACCGTGGTGCTGGACGTGGTCACAACGCCGGTGATCAGTTTTCTGGCCGTGTCCTTCAGGCCGTCCACCGTCAGAGACAGCGTGCCGGAGCTGAACGCCTGACGGTCGGTTTCAGCCAGGACATTATCCGCATAGAAGTTGTTGTCACTGTCGCCCTCAACAGAAACAGTCACGTCGACCCCGCGAGCCAGGGCAGTCACATTCGTATATGCGATAACGCCAGACGTCACGGTGTATTTGGCGACTTTCGGCAGAGAGAAACCAGTGCACACTCTTCCGTTTGCCATAAGTTTTTCACTCCTTCAAAAAGATAGGGAACGCCGTCGCGTCCCCTTTTACTGCATCGTTTCCTCGATGCCTTCCTCTATAACTTCCTTCATCTTCTCTTCTGCCTGGGCCTTTGTAGACCGCACGGCACTATTGATGAAGGGATGTCTGTTCATGAAGGTCGTGCCGATATTAATCGAGCGGGCGATCATTGCGTTCGGATGGCCCTTCGGGTACTTCTCCGTCACTCTGGAGTTGTACCCGTCCATGCCTATTTTCACATTGATGATACTGCCGTCGACCCTCTTCTTTGCGATGCCGAGGCCTGCCAGCATCCCGTCCACTTCATCCTGGTACGGATCTCGGCGTCCCTTCACGGGGCCGTTCTGTACCGGCAACGCCTCGATGTTTGAGCGGATCTGGTCTGCCACTATCTTCGCGCCTTCGTAAATGGCACGCCCGGCGAGGCCGTCGGATATGAACTCAAGGTTCCCCAGTTGCTCCAGGTACTTGTCGAGTCCTTTGCCCACGGTCATCTTTGCCACTCAGACCGCCTCCCACGTCCACTGGTAGTGGATGAGGTTCGTCTCGTCCTCATACTGGACGGATTCCAGTCGCCATGTAAACGGCTCTCCCTGGAGGCCGTACAGAACGGTCTGAATAGAGTCGGCTATCGTGTCGAACTCCTTGCGGGTATAGAAATCAATAAACCCCGCGATGACCTGTTCTTTTTTATGATCATCCGCGTGGAACGAGCCCGCCTCGCCGTCTTCGGCCCATACAACGTATGGAGCGGTCAGTCTGGGCCTCCAGTAGTGATATACCGGGCAGACCATTTCGTCGTCTTCTGTCAGGCCGGAGACCAGAGCATCGCCGATTTTTTTAATCTTCGTTTGCAAGCTCATAGTTGTCCTCCAATCTGGACAGAGACAAGTCTGTGACCTTCAGCCCATCGTCGTTGAGCAGGTGCTGAACCTGAATGATCCGATACTGTCCGTCGTTTTCTCCATCGGACAGCACCGCGTACATTCCGGCCCGTGCTTCCGGCAGTCGCCATGACCGCACCGTGAGATCTACCTGCTCATTTACGCCTCGTGCTGCAAAGTAACGACCGTACCCGACCACGCGGTCTTCATAATATGACGAAGCCACAGGTGTCAGAACCTCGACAGGCATCGCTCCGTTGTCTGCGGTGTTCGTCAAAGCGCAGACCTTAAGCGTACCCGCGTCCATCATGTCCCGCTCACCTTCCTGGAGAAGATGCGGTTATTCAAAGCCCAGCGGAGCATCCTCGGCATTGCCGGTGCGTCATCCGCTCTCTTTCTGTATAGCCATGCAGCGTACATGGTGACGATACCGCAGTCTTCCATGTCGGACAGATCCAGCGTCATGCCTTCGGTCGTGCAGAAGCGTTTCGCCTGGCTCAGGAGCTGGAGAAGATACGCGTCCCGCGTCGTGTTGGTCGGGATGATTTCAAGGTCTGCCTTCAGCATTGTCAGAAGTTCGCTGTCTGTCATGTCTTCACCTCATTTGGAATGCGGGAGACCCGTTTGGATCTCCCGCTTGGTTTATGCAATTAGGCCGTAACAGTGACGGAGCACTGAGCGGTCTTGTCGTTGCAGGTCGCCGTGATCGTGCAGGAGCCGGAGGCCACGCCGGTCACAAGGCCGGTGCTGGAGACGGTGGCCTTGCCGGTGTTGCTGGAAGCCCAGGTCACGGTTCCGGTGCCGGGGCTCGTCAGCGCGAACAGCTGCACGGTGCCGGTTCCGGCGATCGTCGCAGTCGCCGTGTTGATGGCGATAGCCTGGACGCTGTTCGCGTCGTCGCTCGTGAACGCGATGGTCGTGGCAGCGGACGCGCCGTTGACGGTCTGAACCACAAAGCCCTCAGCGATGGCGGGCTGTCCGTCATAGCGGGCCGTGCCCTTGAAGACGGTCTGATCGGCCAGGAAGCGGAAGTGCTCGGAAGAAGCGAACTTCTGACCGGCACGCTCAGCCAGCAGATACAGATCGTAGTAGCCGGAGATGATGTTGTAGTCCGGCACGTCCTCGATGACCTCGATGATGCCACCGGCGACAGGCATCCTGTCGCTGAAGCCCGTAACAACGGCACCGGCCGCGTTGACGGTCATCGCCTGGGCAAGCAGCCAGGTGTAGGTCTTCTCGTTCATGACGTGGACAAGCTCGCCACGGCTGTACTTGCCCTTCGCCGCGCCGAGGTTCTTCACGATGTTCGCGAGAACGTCCGCCCCGGTGGAGGCGGCGGTCAGCATATTGCTGGAGTGGAGATCCTCCCACGCACGGGCCGTGGTGGGATAGGTGCCCGGCTGGCTCTGCTGAGCAAGACGGGTGACGATGCCGAGAGGCATCCGGGAGCCGGTGCCGTACAGAATGGCCTTGTCCAGGGCACGACCGATGGCCTGACCCAGGGCGGCGATCAGCTCGGAAGCCAGGTCGATGTCGCTGTCTTCCAGGGTGGCGTTGCAGACGGCGAAGAAGCCGCCGACCTTCCAGCAGTTGACCTCGACGTCATTGAAGCCGAGATCCAGCTCGTTCAGGTTCGCGCAGCAGTCAGTCCACACGGCCTCCGGGATCGTGCCCATGATGACCATGCGGCCCTCGCCGCCGATGGTGCGGACGTTGACGTGCTTGTACAGCTTGGAGTAGTTGATGACGTTCTCCTTCAGGATGCCCAGCAGGACTTCGGGGATCGTCAGGCCCACGTTGGTGAGGGCACGCTTCTCGGCGATGCAGGTGCGGATCTCGGCGAGATACGCTTTGACATCGTCACGCTCGAAGAACATGGTGCGCTCCTGAGCGGTTGCGCCAAACATACGGGCGCGGGATTCGGGAATGTTCATTTTCATTTCTGCCTTTCTTTCGATTTTTTCCGGCTTCTCTTCTTCTGCCGGTTCGGGTTCGCCAGGCGCGTCGGCTTCCTCTTCGTCGAGATCAGCCTCCAGGGCTTCGATCTCACGCGTCAGATCTGCGACGGCGTCGGCGTGTTCGCTTCTCTCCTGTTCAAAAGAGGCGATGCTTTCCTCCAGCGCGGAGCGGGTCTCCTCGTCCGCGTCTTCGGGCATCTCGTCGATGGCCTTCTTCAGCTCCTCCTCGCGGATCTCGAACTCTTCGCTCTTCTTCCGCAGG